TGTTACAACAAGCAACATTTGATCCTAACTTTGCATTGATTTATCATTATGCTCTATCAGTTGATTATGTAACTGTAGTTGACAAAATCATGAAGCTTGATAGAGAATGGGATGAAATTAGTAAAAGAAAAATGATTGCTCTGGGTGTAAGCGAGCAATTCATAACTGGTAATACTACATATGCTTCAGCTAATGTAGGATTACAAACACAGTTAGCACGATATAGAGCTAAAAGAGATTTATTTGAAGTAAGATGGATTCAAAATAAATTCTTTAAGGTAATGGCTGAGAGAAATGAATGGTACAAAAGAGATAAAAGAGAAATTACAGGTAAATATAGAGTTAAGAGAACAGGACAAGAATTACAAGAAAGATTAATACTACCTAAACTTGTTTGGCATAAAAAGCTTATGATGCGCGACGATCAAGCTTTTTTAACTTTTATGAACAATGTTTATGCTCAAGGTAAAGGTCCCATTTCAGCTCTCACACTATTACAAGCAATGGGACTGGACTTAGAAGAAGAATTAACACGCAAGAAATTCCAACAAGAACTTGAAGAAAAAATTGGTATTTACATTCAACCAACAGCTGGTGGACCCGGTGTACCTCAACTTGGTGCTGTGTCAGCAAAATGGAAAGAATGGAGATTAAAGCGTGGTATTAAAAAACAAGAAGAATTTATCACTAATGAAAGTGAAGATAGAGAACTTATTGGAGATAAGTTAGATGAAGTAAAAGCTATTGATAAAAATACAGCATTATCTCGTGAAACAGATTTTGAGATCAAAACATCAAACTATATAGATAAAATTACAGATAGTACATGGCAATTAAATCTTAAATCTGCTCAAGTACCAGGAACAGTTGTTATGTTATTGCATAAGCTTCATGAAGGTATAAAGAAAAGCTATGATCATGATGTTATGCTAGAAGTTCTTAATAAACTCTATATGCAAGGAAAACTATATTCTTATAATAAAACAGGTTTTATTCCGTATAACCAAAATCCTGAGCTTAGAGGTTACACTGATTTAATGCTTCTTCAAGATTTAGAAGAATGGCTAAAAAACTTTAAGTCAGCAGAAAATAGTGATACAAAAATAAAAAGCCTTGGTATTACATCATTTAACTTTGGACAACTCCGTGGTTACGATGAACAAGGAATATATACAGTAAAACTAGAAAATGTTTTTAGCAGAGATAACCAGAAGTTTGCAACACAAGAATTATTAAGTCGAGGAAGAAATTTAGCTTTCCTTTTATCACCAACACTCGAGATTGGAGTATTTTCTCCACATATTGAAGGTAGTGATGAAACTACAGAAAAACAAATAGATCCTCAAATAAAAAGATACAAAGATTTTTATATTGAAGATATTAAAGTAGTAGAATGTCCTATTGAGTTAATTGATTCTACAAAAAGATTATTTTCAAAAGTTTCAGGAATTCTGAAAAGAAATTCTTTTACTGAAATTAAATTTGTAAAAGATATTATAGACCTACCTGAATGGGAAGAAATTCAAAAGAAAGCTATTTTACAAGAAATTACAGAAAACAAAGATAATGCAGAACTTACATCTCTTATTATTTCCTCAAGGCTACATCAAGAAAAAGTAAAATACAAAGGAGCTGTACCATTTTTCTTAGTAGGAAAAACACTATATGCATCAAATTGGATTACAAGCGAGCCTAATTCTTTACCGGAAATGTTTTTAAAGAATTATGAAATTTTAACTGAGGATATGAGACGAATAGTAAGAAAAGCATTCAAACCATCAAGTTTTGATTTAACAAAAGAAGAACTAGATACTTACAAAGTATTTGGTTATCTAGATACAATTTCTGAAGATGGTAATAGTATTGTTGCTTATGCACTTAATAGTGATACAGAAAAATCAGGTAACATAGATATAAAACTTATAAAGGGTCAAATTTGGAATTCTGAAGGTAAGTGTTTAAACAAAGATAATAAAGATGATATTCAAATTTTCGCTGAGAATTTTAGAAAGTGGATAGATTATCCACATTTACTTGATCCAAATATTTTAGAATGTTACGCAAGCTTGTAGGAGATATTAATGAAAACTAAAAGTATTACAGTTTCCTCTGCAGATATTAATACACAAACACAGAAGGTGTATAACTGCGGTATAACTTTAACATCAACTGGACAGTATGATACTCCAGCAGGACCTAAAAGTATTTATTTTTCAAATGCATCGGGAGCAAATGTAGAATTTAATTTTATAACCAGTGAAGAGTATCCTGAATTTATAGCTAATTCTGCTAACTTTAAAGGAGTGTTAGTTAAAACAGGAGAATCTTATAAGCAAAGTGATTATATAGGAAGAGTTTCACTTGAACCTCAACCTTCTTATTTATTAGTAAAAGGATTAAGTGGTGGAGCAACTGCAGCTATTACAATTTATTGTTTGGATTATTCTTGAAAAATATGAAATACTCTGATATTACACAAACTGAAGAACCACAAAATAATCCTACTACAAGTGAACAGTCTTCACATGTTACAACGCATGATCAGCAGGGCTTTAAAAATGTAGTAGATCAAAACCAATTTCAAAAAACAGATGATCACTATGATTATAAATTAAGTAGTTATACTAATCTTGTTATAAGGAAGATTGGATATTTAAAAACACTACAACAAATTAGGAGAAAAGCATATGAAAAGGGGGGGACTTAAAATTATTCTTGGTATTATTATTGCAATTTTTATTCTTGTACTATTCAGTAAAATTATGGCATGCACAAGTAAAAAAGAGTATGTTTTCACAAAACAAGTTGTACTTACAAATGGCACTAGAATTACAATTGAATGGAATGATGAAGAAGGTGCTGTAAAGGAGAAGTAATGAGAACGATTTATGCATATGTAAAACATATGCCTGGGCATAAGGATTCAAAAGGTGATCCGGCTTCTTGGGTAATTATTGATCATGATGATGGTCATATTATTTCTTCACATAAAACAGAAGAAGCAGCTAAAGAACATTTACAGCAGATGCATGCGCATAAAAGTAGTGTACCTTTAAAAAATAAATTAGGATTTATTTCACAACAGAAAGAAAAAGAGATTATTGTTTGGATTCGCTTACAACCCAATATGGATAAGTTTGAAATACTAGATTTTATTAAGAATAAATTCCATTTAGATGATGAGCATGCAGAGACATGCTATTATAAAGCACTTCCTAACGGTCTATCATCTACTGAATTTATGCAAGCTAAGGAAATAGGAAAGAAACTTGAAACTACTCCATTAGATAGTAGTAGTATTGATACTCTTCTAAATAACTGCATACGAACAGTTGTACTCACCTCAGATTCTGATTCAGATCTAGTGTCTGATTTTATTTCCCTTACAAGTGATGTAATAGAAACAGAAATACCTAAAAACTAGATAGCTTTTCATAATATTTCTATATAATACTGCATCAAAGGAGAAAACACGTGAATCGTCCAGATTTTTCTATGCGGGATCTGAGAACTAAGCAATTCAAAGAATTTAATTCAAAAGATAAAGAAAAAATTGCTAGTCTTATCGACTATAAAAAAGATGAGATGATTTTATCAAGAGCTGTAGAAGATTATATCTATGCTACAACACGTGCACTTGATGCAGGTGATTATTTTAATACAGCACAAAAATCAGGTCTATGGGAACAAGCTGTTAATAGAAACCATGATTATTTTGATATGACTGAACTTGATGAGATACATCCTGATAAAAAGATAGCAAGATATTTAACATTCAGAACAGCAGGAATGTATAAAAATCATGAATCTGATAAAATAGAAAATTCTATTGGCCTTGTGTTTGATTCAGTATTTATTAAAGAACCCTATGATGATATGCATGTTACTACATTATTTGGAATAGACACTATCAAAGCCCCAAACATTACAAGAGACTTAGTAAAGTATCCAACCCGCGTTCCCGTATCAATGGGATGTTCAATTACACATTCTATGTGTACAAGTTGTGGTAAAAATGTTTTTACAGAAGCTGATATCTGTGAATGCTTAAAGTATGCTAGAGGTAGACGTAAAAATGGAAGAAAAGTTGCTGAGTTACTTCGAGGTGTTGATTTTTTTGAATTATCAGTTGTTTCCTCTCCCGCAGCACCAAAAGCATACGTCATTGATGCTGTATCGGATTTAATTCCAGGAAGGCTTTTAAAAGTAGCTGGAGATTCAAATAACTATAACATACTAGAAATCATGTCAGGTATTTATGACATGATAAAAATGGCTAGTACACCAGAAGAAAAAAGAAGACTTTCTTTACATCTAGATAATGCAATTTCTAAATTAGAGAGTTTTGTATAATGGCAGATAAAGAACAAGAACATTCACAGGATACTGGTCAAGGAACTGATTTATATATCAAAAAAATAGCTCCAGGTTCTCAGTTTGGGCAAGGCTATATGGTTGAAATATATGATTATGGCGAAAAAGTAGATGAAAGATTCGTTCGTACTAAAAAAGAAGTATATCAATTAGTTAAAGAACAAAAAGATCGTTATCATACTGATAAAGCTTTTGAAAATATGCAACACTTACATGTAACTTTTAAATCTCCCGGAGAACAGGGATTTACACAACCAAAACATAGCAGCTTACAAGGAGATAGTACTATGCACATTGATGAAATTCTTTTAAGAAAAGCGAATCAAATAAATAATCTTCTGGCAGCACTTAAAGATCCTACTGTTCCAAAAAAAGTTTTTAAAAGTGCTGAAGTTGCTAGTGATCAACAAGCTATTGTGCAACAACTAAAAGAAGAACTTGTGAGCTATTTTAGTAACCTAGACAAAGATCCAAATAGTCAAGGATACAATCCTTACAATGAAATTAAAGAATGGCTAGAAAAAGTAAGAACATTACTTACTGAGTCAAATTCTAATCAGGGTACTAACTATGATGTTAATGGAATAACTGAATCATTAAAAGATATTTTTAAAAATTCAGGTCTTCCAGGAGAAGAAATATTGTTTAAATCAGCTTGTATGGAAGCAGATAAACTTGTAAGTCAATTGAATTCAAAGAAAGATGATCTTTATGCTGTGAACAAAGTTTTAAAAGAAGGTGTTTCAGAAGATACTATAGAACAAATAAGTAAAAGACCTGATAAAAATGAAGTAGAAGTTTTAATAAGTAAACTTCATGAATCCTGTGTGAAAGCACAAAAATTTCAAGATGAATTTAATTCCTATGAAGAAGATTTTTGGAAACATATCTCTAACTTTAAAGGTGTATCTCCAATAGAAGTTGTGTATGCTGATTGGGAAAAATCTCTTACAATTGATAGTAATAGCAAAGAGTTATTACAATCTATCATTCTAAGTTCGTTGGAACAAAATTTTAAGAATGTAACAAGAACAGCTGATATTGTACCTCTCAGTATTTTCCAAAAAGCAGCTAATTATGTATTACTTCCTTTTTTGTTTAATTTTAAATTTGCTGAAGATGCTTGGGACATAGATCCACAAGAGTTAGAAAATCAATTAGCTACAATACATAGACCTCAAACGCAAGAGCAGCCTTTTCTAGGAATGATCGATGATTTATTCAAATTTGGTAATGAGTATCTTCAAAGAATAAAAAAACCTTTGAATGATAGAGAACAAAAACAGGTTGCAGAAGAAATAATACAGAAGTATCCAGAAAAAAATCCTGAGCTTTTAAACATAAATACATACACTAGTATATTACAAACATATATTCAAGAAGCTGTACAAGAATATGTTACTACTATATCCACTACAGATGAAAAATCTACATTAGATGCAGATTTTCAAGCAGTATACCAAGATCTTCAAATACATAAAATCATAGAAGATCTTATAAGTGCTTTTAGAAATTTATTAGAACTTAAATATCCAAAATATGCTTCACAATATCCACAATTTCAGACATATTTTATAGAAATAAAAAACTACGTTATTAACACATTTGTTTCTACTATAAGAAATATTGCTCAAGATCAAACTGCATGGAATGATGTAATAAAAAAAGCAATTTCTGAAGGAAAACAAAGATTAGAGCAAAAATTAGTAGAACAGCAAAAAGTTGAAACTCAGCCGAATCCTATTTCTAATGAGGAATTTGAAGATGTTTTTACATACATAGAAAAGCAACTACTTCGTTTTGGTACTACTATTATTATTAATGAAAAAGATGAAGAAGAAAAACAAAATCAAATACAAGTACCTAGTTTAGAGTCTAATCCAACGAGTATGCAACCTAATTCTATGTCTGATAGTGCTATTGATATAAACAATAAATCTAGTATTCCAAATCCTCAGGAAGTAGATGTAAACACAAGTAATTCACAACCTTTAAATATAACGAATCAACAAGAAGGTAAAGTACTACTAGATGTTTTGAAAGGTTGATTCTGGTTTTTCTCATATGTATAAAAAGGGAATAAATCACCAATAGAAACCCAATCCCAAGGTACTTGTTTGAATTTAAAATCTTCTATTACTTCTGAGATAAAGTGATTATTTTCTAATACGTCGTCTCTAAAACACAATTTGTGAAAAGGATTGTATATACGATGTCTAAAACTATCTACAAGATTTTTATTTTTATTAAGAATTTTCTGAGGAGTTTTTTGATTTACAGTAACTACAACTTCCTTTAAGAGTGTTAAACACTTATTTATGTCGTCAATAACTAATCTTACATATGTTCTACCAACACCATGAAATACATATAAAACTGCTGTATTTTCTTTTATTGTACTTAGCATATAAAAATAAGTATTAGTAGGACTGCATAAATTAAGACTTCTATATCTATGTTCTCTTATAATTTCATCTTCAATAATGTTATGTAAATCTTGTTCTGCATTAGCTAAAGGATGATATGTTTTTTTACAATTAGAATATAACAAAAGAGGAATATGGGTATTCATAGCATAGAATTTTTGTAGGATCGATCCAGCAATTATTTCAGGTCTTGGATAATATGTATTTTTACATACTTCTTTGTATATTGCATTTGTGTTTAGTTTAACTACTTTCATTTGTTATTCCTCATATTTATAATATATATACAAATCGATAAAGTAACAACTAAAAAAAATTTATATTAACCTTAAAATCATAGAAAAATCAAGTATATTTTACCTCAACCTTATAAACATGAATAGATAATGCCAGAAGAAATTAAATCAATACCAGAAGCAGGGCCAGGTAGCCAAACTCCAACACAAGTACCAAATCTCCATACACCAGTAGGAGAGGGAGCTGATGCTGTTGGGGTACAGAATATAGGTAAAACTCCAGGTGCTCCAGGAGCACCTGCTAAACCCGCTGGAGGTGTACCTGAAATAGGAGGAGCAAGTGGCGGAGCAGCTCCTGCTGGTGGAGCAATTCCTGCTAAAGGAAAACCACCTCTACCACCACAGAAGACACCTGAACAAATATTACAAGAAAGATCAGAGCATAGACTTAAAGAAGATATTAAAGATATTTTAGTTACAAACACTTCTGATGAAAAAACTGCGTCTATAAAACAAAGCAGGGCATCTATCGATGACATTGATCTTGATACGTTAATTTCTAGATTAGTTGATGAGAAAGGATGGCGTGTTAATCGCCTTAAAGAACTTTTACCTTCTAGAGAAGAAAAAGATATTATACAATACTTTAGGGATTTATTGGAAGATGAAAAATCTGATATAACAGATAATACTCAAATTCAGAACAATATTCCAGAAACAAAAAGGAGCAGTAATATGACAAAGCAATTGCTAGTTAATAATGGTTCGTTAGAATCTAAAGTAGATATCACAGATTCTTTGAATCAATTATCATATGCTGTTGATAGTGTGTCAATAGCAAGAAAAGCTCTAGCTGAAGGAATCGTAAAAAAAGCAGGACTCGATGCTTTAGGAGAAGGTCTTGGTCTTGATATGAAAGAAGATCTTGGCTTCAGCGGTGGAGATGTTGGTTTAGATGGTGGTTTAGGTGGTGGTGATCTTGAATCTCTTTTACGCGATCTCAAAGACAAAGTAGAAGAACTTTCTATGAAACTTAAAGATTTCGGAAAAGAAAAAGATGGTCTTAAGCTTGATGCAGATTCCTCATTAAAAAGTGATGCAATGATGGGAAAAGCTAAACAAGAGAAAGACAAAGGTCTTGGTGCTATTTCTAACTTTGAAAAGAAACCTGGTGGACCAATGGGAGAGAAAAAACCCGGTGGACCTATAGAAGAAAAGAAACCTGGTGGACCAATGGGAGAGAAAAAACCTGAAGGTCTTATGGGTGAGAAAAAAGAAGAAGAAGACGAAAAGAAAGAGCCTATAAAAGAAGAAAAAGCAGCTTCTTCAGAACAAGATACCAAAACAGCAATGGATGCTGCTTCAGGTGGAAAGAAAGTTCCTTTAGCAGAAGCGGCTGCTCCTAAAGATTCTAAAAAAGGTGGTGATCCTATGAAGGCAACTATGGAAGCAAAAGCAAGTGTTTTAGATAAAATCAAAGAAAGAATGGCTAAGTTGAATGAACTTAAAAAAGAAGCTCAGCTGTATCCTTTTAAAGATCTGAACAAACAGAATCAAGAAGATATCAATCGTCAAACTGCTGGAGATCAAGCATCTGAAATTAACTCAGATATGAAATCTGGTGAAATGTCAAAAGATAAGACAGATAAATTCTTGGGTCAAGGTCGTGAAAAAACACAAAATCCTGCAGCACCCGCAATGGATTTATCAAAAGATTTTAACAAAGCTGCTTCTACTACTGAGGGAGTTATTACACTGAAACAAGCCAATGCTATAAAACAGCATGAAGTTGAAGAAACAGTAGCTAAAGTTCGACTTGCAGTTGAAGTAGCTTCTGTACAACAACTTAAGGGTCTTGTAAGTAATCCTCTCAAAGAAGCTATGATAAAAAACATGACTGATGCTGGTATGGAAAAAACAGCAGCAGAGGCTATAGCGTATAACAGCTTTGTAGATGGCTATGAAGCTTCACAAAGAGAAGTTTTAGCAGAAGCATTTGATACTTTAGCAAAACAGAACATGGAAGAGTTTGTTAAAGTTGCTTCCTTTACGAAACAGTATGCTGGAGAATTCGACACTTCTGTAAAAGAAGGTGGAAATAATAAACAAGTTAAAACTGCCAGTGATAAATCTTCAGTGGCACTTAGAGGATCTCAAGTCGGTAAAGACTCTGACAATAAGTATACCAATTTTTGGAGGCAGACTTATGCCGACCAAAAAAGTGGTAAGTAATTCGCTATTATTCTAAGGAGGACACATTATGAGTAACGGTATTCTTCCTCCGCTTGGACGTACTGGATTAGTCGGTGGTGTTCGTCGCATCAGCGATATGACAGTAACAGGTTGGAGGCCAGTTGATCCTGCAGCAAATTTCATTCAGGGACAACTAGCAAAATTAAATACAGTAAGTGGGCAAGTTCTTGTCCAGACTGTAAGTGGGACTTCAGATAAAGTTGTTGGTATGTTCTTCACAGACAACACAACAGTATTCTATCGTCCATCTTTTAGGGAAGTACATACTTTTGGTGAGAACCCAAGTGCACCAAACGATGTATATCTTATGCCTTATGTAAAAACTGCATCGTATTCAGTTCAGAATCTAGCAGGAACACCTTATACAGAAACTACTAACTTTACGCTTAATACCACCAATGGTATATTAACTAATGTTAATATGGGTGCAACAGCAACAGTATATGTTAGCTACATGTATAAAGATGTTAACCTTTCTGGAATCAACCAAACTCTTGGTTCTGGTATGGCAGCTCTTCTTGAAGGTGTAGGGGAAATAGGAACATTAGCGTATGACACCTCGTCAGCAACAGCTTATGCGCTAAATGCTGCTATTTATTTCAATGCAACCGGATACTTGACATCTGCATCTGGCTCGACAGCAATTGGTTACATAACCAAAGCTCCGACAGCAGACGATCCAGAACTCCGCGTAAAATTAAGTCTGGTATAAGGAGGTGACAACTATGTGGTCTGAAGGTATGGAAAAGAAAAAAGTTGCGCAAGCACAAGCACAAGAAAAAGCGAAAAAAGTCGCCTCTAGGATTTATGGCGAAAATCTATTGGATCCTAAAGCTTACGGTGGAGCCTCTGCTGACGGTTCTAGAAAAGCAAGTGAGAATAGACTTTTTAATGCTCAGGGTCAATTGAATGCATACGACAAAGCCGATGCAATCACACAACTCCAGCATTTTGCATCTTTACGTGATAAATATCGGGTGTCTCATAACCAACCGTATTATTCACCAGAAGAAAAACAAATGATTATTCAGTCTGCTCTTTCTGGTTCACCAGAGGAAAGACTTCGTTTCGGTGCTGAAATGATTCCACTCGTTCTTGATCGTTTGGATTATGAAGGGTTCATCCGTCAGGTGTTCCGTACACATAATCTTGCACAAGGACAAGTTAACTCATACGAGAAAGACGTTAATGTTACAGCTCTTGTAACGAATGAGGATGGACAAACAATTGGTACACAAGTTCGTGGCCAAAGGGTATTTCCTCCTGAATTTCTTGTAACGTCAATGCCGAAAATTACTATAACCGAGATTGCTCAGCGTCAATTTGACGTGGTTGAGCGTACTCACGACAAAACCACTTTCCAGATCATGCTGAAAGAAGACAGACAAGGTCTTAAATCATTGTATGCTTCTTCAACACTGGAAAATGATATCATCAATGTAACATCAACTGTTTCTAAATCTGTTCTTGAGTCACTTCAGTATGAAGTTGAAAGACACAGGTTACAGGTTGATAAATTCCTGATGAATCGTGCTGAACTCGGTGACTTAAAGAAAAACATCAAA